GTCGGTATTGGGCATGTCATGGATAACCATTTGCAACGGATGGTCGGCCAGTCGCTTTCCGCCTGGCGTGCGCTCGTACATCGACAGCGGAAGGGTGCTGATCGTCTCTGCGATCAAGCGCGTGCAGGCCCACACCGCAGACAGCTTAAGCGCGCTGTCAGGCGTGACGTTCTGTCCAGCATCGGAATGCGCGCCGAACGCAGCCCACCATTCCGGGTCTGTCAGCGTGCCTGGCACACCCAGCCAGTTAAGGATGGCCGACCTGATCTTGCCCGGCCTTTTCGTCTGCATTTTCATCCGATCACCGGGTCATTCAGGAATCCACCCATGTCGCCTTCCTCCACGTCGAAAAGCGCCACGCCCACCGCCATGTACAGTGCGGCCATGTCGTCGATCTTGTCCGGGCTGCGCTTCTTGTCCGGAGCCATGTTCATGTTCTGGTCGTGCCTCGGAACAACGTTGCTGGCGCACCAGCGCAACACTGGATCGCCACCGTGCACCAGTGCGCCGCTTCGGTATGCACGATCTATTTCCTGCATGGCAGGGTGGTAGCTCCGCGCGCCCTGGATGAACTTCACAAGCGGCAGGCCATCCGCTATCAGCCGATTGCACAGGTCGCGGGAATTCCAGTCGTCGAACGCGATGGCCTGCGGGTTGAACCGCGCAGTGTCATCGCGGATCGCCGCTTCAATCGCCGCGTAATCCACCGTATCGCCAGGTGTCTGCTCGATCAGCCCAGACTCGACCCATCCCGCATACGCATGCGCACCGCGCTGCGTCCGATGCGCTACAGCGTCCGCCGGAACCCAGCGCCTGCCCCACGTGTACCAGCGCCCGTCAACACGCCAGACCAAGCGCCACGAAGTCAGGTCGGTGGTGCTGTCAGGTCGGTGGTGCTGGACAGGTCGAACGCAGCCCAGCATGGGAACTGCGCCAGCCAGTCTAGATCAATCGGATCCCGGCACTTGTCCCACCGCGCGATGTCGATCAGCGCTTTGGCATCGGCAGACTGCCGGTTCAGTCGCTTGATTCGGAACTCTGCCAGCTTGCCCGGCATCGCCCGAGCCTCAATCGCCTCCTTGCGGATCGCATCCAACAGGTTCTGGTTCACTTCGACGAGCGGGTTGGCTTTGACCCACGCCCGTTCGTCGAAGTCCTCGTCATCGTCGTCAACAGCGAAGTACACGACAAGAAAGTGGTCAGCGTCCTCAATCACACCATCCAGCACTTGCCGCGCGAAGTGGCGCAGCTCAGACCAGGTGTAGAGCCACAACGGCGAACGCCGCGCACCAGCCGCGCTGGTCAGCACATTCACCAGGTCGGCAGTCTTGTGCGCGTGGATCTCATCAAGCCCGACGTGCGACGGGTTCAGACCGTCCTGCGTCGATGCCTTGGCATTGATAGGCTTGAAGCTCGCGCCTGTTTCCATCCGGCTAATCGAATTAGCCCAGCATTCCAGTCCGAGGTGTTCACGGAGGCCCGGCGTTTTCTCCACCATCCGCTTCGCCACGTTCCAGATGATCCGCGCCTGGCTGCCAGTGGTGGCCGCGCTGATTACCTGCGCGCCAGGCTCGTTCTCGACGCACATGCAATACAGCAGGATCGCCGCTGCGAGCGTCGACTTGCCAGCCTTTCTCGCCACCGCAAACAGCGCAGACGTGAACCGGCGTGATCCATCGCGCTTGCGGAATCCGAACAACTGGACGATGAAAAAAACTTGTGCCGGATGCAGCACGATTGTCGGCGTGTCCCACACGCCCTCGACGTGCGGCAGCAGCTCGATGAACTCGCAAGCGTCGTTCGCTTTCTCAGCATCGAACACGAACGGCGCGCCCCGGCGCTTCGCCCGCTTCATGTCCGCCAAGAACCTCTTACCAGCCAGCCGCATCAGCCGACCGTGCTTCCTCCCCGCCTTGTCGCCAGCCGCCTCCCGCGCATACTTCTGCGCGACAGCAACGAAATCATGATTCCTGCTTTGCATACTTAGCAAACGGGCTTGATTCGGATTTCTTTGCCTTCGACAACACGCCAGGACGGCTTCGGCTGGTCGGTGAGAACCCAAGCTCCGATGCCGCCTTCATCATGATCTGTGCCTGCCGATTAAGAACCGCAAGGTACGGGTTCTGCATCGGCTCGCCCTGCTTCGGAGACTTCGTGATCAGGCCGAACTTCGATACGGCCTCAGCCGCAGTGCGGTGCAAGTCCTCAGCAACAACCCAAATCGTCAGCAGCCCAACGTCGATTTCGGAAATCAACCCTTGCGGCGCGTTCTCGACCGCTACGGCCCAGCCTTGACGCTGGCTCTCCGTCATCCAGTCCGGTGGCATCAACGACGCCTGCAATGCCGTCTCCGGCAGGCTCGATGCAGGTGCCGTCCCCGAGATGACCTTGAGATGCGCCGGCTTTGGTTTTCTTCCTCTCATGTCACACGCAGGTCATCAACAATGCGGTCAGCGTTGGCTTGTGTGGGGCTGGGCCATTACGTTTCCTCACTTGATTGGAGCTCACGGGTCTGCTTATTTGCCATCTGAATCGGCGCGAGAATGATCGAAGATTCTTCGGAAGAACGCTTGACTTTGGGGCGGAACAGCGCGTTCATGGACGCGTCGCCACCCACACCACGGAGTCCTCCATGAGCCAGACCCACGACACGATCCCAGCCACCCGCAATGAGGGCTGGGGCTTCTTTGGAACGATGAACGAGCGCGCCGAGGCCGCCTGGCCCCTGGCCATGACCGCAGTCGCCAACGCCACCGGCGAGTCCCTCGACATCGTGCGCGTTTTCCTCGACAGCCGATTTGGCCGCCACTTCGCGGACGACGTCCTCAACGCAGTCGACGAAGGCAGCGCCCTGGCGGATGCCATCAACGTCGCAACGCGCAAGTGGATGGGATGGACGATTGGGCGCCAGGCCAGCAAGGACTACGGCATCCCACGCGGGTTGCCCTACCTGACGGGCTACGTGATCCACTGCGGCATCATCGACGAGGCGTGCGCCGCCTGATGAACGGGCCATTACGTTTCCTCACTGAACGGCTCGCCGGTTGATTCCAGCGTCGCCTTCTTGCCGGTGAACTCCTGCCACCGTTTCACGATTACGTCGCAATACTTGGGGTCCAGTTCCATGAGGCGGGCATGCCGACCGTTTTTCTCCGCGGCGATCAGGGTCGTTCCGCTTCCTCCGAAGCTATCCAGAACGATGTCGCCTCCCTTGGTGTTGTTCAGCATCTGGTATTCGAAAAGCGCGACCGGCTTCATAGTCGGATGCTCACCGCTGCGCGATGGCCGGTCGAACTCCAGGATGGTGGTCTGCTTGCGGTCTGCCGCCCACAGGTGTCCGGCGCCTTCCTTCCAACCGTAAAGGCAAGGCTCGTGCTTCCAGTGGTAGTCCTGGCGGCCCATCACCATTGTCTGCTTCTTCCAGATGAGGCACTGCCGAACCTTCCAGCCGGCGTCCTTCGCGGCGCCCCGGAAGTTGTAACCCTCTGAGTCCGCGTGCCAGATGTAGAAAACCGCGCCGGGCTTCATCACGGTGTCGGCCGTCACATAGGCGTCCCGGAGGAATGCCCTGAATAATTCGTCCGACATCGAATCGTTCTGGATCTTTAGAGCGTCCTTCGTCTTGCCCTCGTATGCCACGTTGTAGGGCGGGTCGGTGAGCCACATGTCGACGGCCTGCCCGGCTGTCAGCGCTTCCATGTCCGTCTGGGAGGTGGAGTCGCCACACTTCAGTCTGTGCTTTCCAAGGAGCCAGACGTCGCCCATCTTGGTCACAGGCTCGGCCGGAGCATCCGGAACAGCGTCCTCGTCTGTCAGGCCGCCGGTCAACTGCACCGGCTCCAGTGCGCCGATCTCCTCCAGCGAGAAGCCGGTCAGCGCCAGGTCGAAGCCCGCGTCCTTCAGGTCGGCAAACTCCACCCGCAGCATCTCATCATCCCAGCCCGCGTTAAGGGCCAGCTTGTTGTCCGCGATCACATACGCCCGAACCTGAGCATCGGTCAGATGCCCCAGCCGGATACAGGGAACCTCGGAAAGCCCGAGCTTCTTTGCAGCCATGACCCTGCCGTGTCCGGCGATGATCGTGTCATCGTCACGGATCAGGACCGGGTTCGTGAACCCGAACTCCCGAATGCTGGCTGCAACCTGCGATATCTGAGCGTCGCTGTGCGTGCGGCTGTTGCGCGCGTACGGGATCAGGTCATCGACCGGAACTTGTTCGATCTGGTTCATACCCCCCCCCCTATGTCAATTTCGCGCGTGCAAAAAACCGATTGGGGGCCGCGTGACGCAAGGAAAAACTTTTTGAAGTTTTGTGGCCCCCTGCCCTGCCGGCGGTCACAGCGTCGACTCCCCGGCTCGTGCACGCGGCAGTGGGTTGCCTTCCATATCCTCGGCAGGCGCGTCCTCATCCATCGCCTCATCCCGAAGCATGCTGATCACGCTCGCCAGCGCTTCCTCAGCAACGGCAAGGCGCGACTCCAGTGCTTTGATGCGAGCTTCATGCTCAGTGGTCATGCCTGCTGCTCCTTGCGGGTCTTCCGGCTATGACAGCTTGCGCACATGCATGCCAAGTTGTCGTGGTCGTTGTTGTGGCTGTTGCCGTCGCGGTGATCTACCTGGTCTCCGTAGCAGCCGCAGGCCGCGCAGGTGAAGCCATCCCTGGCTAAGATCATCATCCGTAACTGTCGCCATGCTTTGCTGCCTGTATGCATTGCTCTGCGCTGTTGCCGTTCGCGCGCTTCGTGGCCGCGTGGGTTGTGCCGTGGCGCAGTAATGGTGCGCGGCTTGAATGTCGGAGCGCTGCGGGGCATCAGTTAACCACCTCGGCGTACGTGCGGATCACAGACTGGAGTCCCCTGACGTGGGCGTCACACTCGGCTCCGACTCGAACAATTCTAGCCGCAGCCTGCTCTCGTAGTCTGGCGAGTTCATCAGCGCGGGCGGCGGCGGCGGCGGCTCGGGACAGATCAGCAGTGGCCTGGCATCCCTGCCAGTGCCGGCGCAGGCTGACAACGCCAGCGCGCAAGTCGCTGACAACAGCCGCATGTTTGGATTCTGCATCGGTCATTTCCTGCACGTGTTTTTCCGCGATGGCGGACATCGCGGCAGTGTTGGCGCGCTCGATCTCAAGCACGCGTGATCTAGCTTTTGCCTCGGCATCAAGCGCCCTTGCAACCATCTCTGCGCGCTCAAGCCGTGCGCGGTCACGCTGGGCGACAAGGCTCATGGCGTACACGGCCCATAGCATGTTGCTCAGGACCAGCACAGACACGGCAGCGAGTGCGATGCGATGGGTCATCAATCACGGTCCTTCCGCG